AGAGGGTGAACTCCCAGCATGGGTTCAGTCAAAAATTACCAAAGCAGCAGATTATATTGATACTGCAGCAGATTATGTAACAAATGAAGAAACTGTAAGTGAAGAAGGTCTTCGTGATTGGTTTGGTAAGTCCAGATCAAAAGATGGTAAAAAAGGTTGGGTTCAAGTGGTATCAGGCAAACCCTGTGCTCGCCAACCAGGACAGAAATCAACACCCAAGTGTGTTTCTTCTGCAAAGCGTGCAAGTATGAGTAAATCGGAAAGACTCTCTGCACAAAGAAGAAAGAGAGCTGCTGATCCTAATCAACCACAAAAAACTGGTGCAGCAAAACCAACCTATGTTTCAACCGATAAACCCAAGAAGAAAATGAGTGAATCCACCGAGTTTGTAACTTTACCTCTCAATATTGAAATTCCTAAGAATATTAGAGATTTCAATCTTGGTTTAATGTTCCGTGAAAGTTTAGATAATAATAGCGGAATGCTTTTCATTTTTGATGAGTCTGCTCAGCAGTCCTTTCACATGTCAGAGACAAAGATTCCTCTTGACATTGCGTTTATCAGAGAAGATGGCATAGTTGAAAGTATCAAAGAACTAGAACCATATGAAGAGACACCAGTTTCTTCTGATGGAGAAGTTCTCTATGCTTTAGAAGTAAATCGCGGATGGTTTGCAGAGAACGACGTAGAGGTTGGCGATCAAATTGAAATTGAGGAGGGCAAGAAAGATGCTTGCTATCACAAGGTCAAGTCTCGTTATTCTGTATGGCCTTCTGCATATGCCTCAGGTGCTTTGGTTAAGTGTCGTAAGGTTGGTGCTGCCAACTGGGGTAACAAGTCTAAGAAAGAAGCAGTTGAGTATGAACTCGACGAGAAGTGCTGGAAGGGATATGAGAAGAAAGGTATGAAGACAATGTTTGGTAAGAGATATCCAAACTGCGTCAAGAAAGAAGAAGCAGAATGTATGCATAACACCAAGGGTGAAGACTGCCCAGTTCATGGTAAGAAAGAATGTCCCTCTGAAGTTTCTGAAGCAGTAAGAGTTCCTGCACAGACAGGTAACATCATTAATGCATACTTTAAGTATAGAAGCAATTATATCTCCCTGAAAATGTTCTTCCCACAAACATCCAAACCATCCAAAGGTGATGTACAGGATGCAATTGAAAAGGTTTATCCTGGAGCACGACTCCTCTCATTCCAGATATCCGATTATCAACCAGGAGAACCTCTCCTACATACTGAAGATTGGCAAAAAAAGTCAGGTAAAAATCCTGAGGGAGGTTTGAATGAAAAAGGCAGAAAGAGTTATGAGCGCCAAAATCCAGGCAGCGATCTTAAGAGACCTTCAAAGAAAGTTGGGAACCCTCGTAGAGCAAGTTTTTGTGCGAGGATGAAAGGTATGAAGAAGAAACTCACTTCTGCCAAAACTGCAAATGATCCTGATAGCAGAATCAATAAGTCACTAAGAGCCTGGAACTGCTGAATAACTTATGTCTGATAATGTATATCTTGGTAATCCGAATCTAAAAAAAGCAAATACTCCTATAGAGTTTACGGAAGATCAAATTCGTGAATTCTTGAGGTGTAAAGAAGATCCGGTTTACTTTGCAAAGAATTATGTAAAGATTGTTTCTCTTGATGAAGGTTTGATTACATTCAAACCATATGATTTCCAAGAGAAACTTATTAATAACTTCCACAACAACAGATTTAATATCTGTAAGATGCCAAGACAGACAGGTAAGTCTACTACCTGCGTATCTTATCTTTTGCACTATGCAGTTTTTAACGATAGTGTTAATATTGGCATCCTGGCAAACAAAGCGGCAACTGCTAGGGAACTTCTAGGTAGGTTACAGACTGCTTACGAAAACTTGCCTAAGTGGATGCAGCAGGGTATTATTGCATGGAACAAAGGATCTCTGGAGTTAGAAAATGGCAGTAAGATATTGGCAGCATCTACATCTGCATCTGCTGTCCGAGGTATGTCATTTAACATCCTCTTTCTCGACGAGTTCGCTTTCGTCCCGAATCACATTGCTGACTCGTTCTTTGCCTCTGTTTATCCTACTATTACTTCTGGTAAAAGCACGAAAGTCATAATGGTTTCAACGCCTCACGGCATGAACCATTTCTATAGGTATTGGCACGACGCAGAAAAAGGAAAAAACGAATATATTCCAACAGATGTTCACTGGTCTGAAGTTCCAGGGAGAGATGAAAAGTGGCGATTGCAAACTATTGCTAACACGTCAGAGCAGCAGTTTAAGATTGAGTTTGAGTGTGAGTTTCTTGGATCGATTGATACTCTTATCGCCCCAAGTAAATTAAGAACTTTTGTTTATGAAAATCCACAGACTAGCAATGCTGGTTTAGATGTATATGTAGATCCGGTAAAAGATCATGACTATGTTATAACTGTTGACGTTGCAAGAGGAGTTGGAGAAGACTATTCTGCATTTGTCGTGGTTGATATTACACAATTCCCACATAAGGTGGTTGGGAAATATAGGAACAACGATATTAAACCAATGTTGTTCCCTAATATTATTTTCGAGATAGCAAAGAAATATAATAATGCATTCATCTTATGTGAGGTGAATGATATTGGAGACCAGGTGGCAAGTATTATTCAGTATGACCTCGAATATCAAAATTTACTGATGTGCTCAATGCGTGGTAGAGCAGGTCAGATTGTAGGACAGGGATTCTCTGGTAAGAAGACACAACTTGGTGTCAAGATGAGTAAGACTGTCAAAAAGGTTGGAGCACTCAATCTCAAGGCAATGATTGAGGCAGATAAACTACTCTTTAATGACTATGAGATTATCTCAGAACTGACCACGTTTATTTCTAAGAGTAATTCATTTGAGGCAGAAGAGGGTTGTAATGATGACCTTGCAATGTGTCTAGTCATATATGCCTGGTTGGTTCAACAAGATTATTTCAAAGAACTAACTGACCAGGACGTAAGAAAGAGATTGTATGAGGAGCAGAAGAATCAAATTGAGCAGGACATGGCTCCATTTGGATTCATGTCTGATGGTTTAGATGATAATAGTTTTGTAGATGATGATGGAGATAGATGGTTCAAAGCAGATGAATATGGTGATCGATCCTTCATGTGGGAATATCACTAATGGAATTTGATAAGCAGATTAAGTTAGGACACTTACTGCTTACAGATAGAAAGTGTAGGGTATGTGGAGAGACAAAAAATTTAGTAGATGGATTTTATAGAACAAGAAAAGATAGAGGACCAGTAGCATCTTCATTCTCATATGAATGTAAAGAATGCACTATCAAGAGAATACGATCAAAAAAGAAGGTAGATGAGAGATGGGAGTACCCAGATTGGTAGTTCACGTCATGTTTCCCCCCTGAAAGTGCTCATAATTCTAAATAATTCTTAGATAAATCGAGATCACGGAGAAAAACATGGCGACTCCACAACTATCTCCTGGAGTACTTGTTAGGGAGGTTGACTTAACAGTAGGAAGAGCAGATAATGTTCTGGATAACATTGGTGCAATTGCAGGACCTTTCCCAATTGGACCAGTTAACGAACCAATTCTGATTACCAACGAGACGGACTTAATTAGCGTTTTTGGTAAACCACTTTCTACTGATGCACAATATGAGTATTGGATGAGTGCATCATCTTTCCTTTCATATGGAGGAGTTCTTAAAGTCGTCAGAGCAACTGATGATGATTTGAACAATGCTAACGCAGGTGTTGGTATCGCATCAACAACAAGCCTGCAAGTTCTTAATTACGAGGACTATCAGAACAATCACACTACTGATGCATCTTTCACGTATGCTGCTAAGAACCCTGGTTCATGGGGCAACAAACTGAAAGTCTGTCAAATTGACGATTTTGCAGATCAAATCATTGGTATCACAACTACCAACGTTCTTGCCACTGGTGCAGAAATTGGATTTGGAATTACTTGCCGCTTAACTAACGTTGTAATTCCTGGAACAGGAACCACCGAAGCGTTCACTGGTTCCCTTAAGGGTATCATCACTGGTATCACAACCGATTCTGTCAACGGAGCAAGCACACTAGACGTTAAGATCGTATCTAGAGTTTCCTCTGCAGGAACGGAGACCGCAATCGACTATAAGCAGGGTTCTGACTTTGCTGCATTCGATACCTCAGATAATGTTCAGTTTATTAATAACTCTGGTGTTCACACAACTGGGACCTCAGGTATTAGTTCACACACCCCAGCAACTGCTGTTGACTGGTATGATCAACAAACTCTTGGTCTTACAAACGCAACGTATTTCTGGAAAGAATTAGCACCAAAACCAACTTCTAACGGATATGTAACTGATAGAGATGGTAAAAATGATGGTATTCACGTTGTCGTGGTTGATGACAATGGTTCAATAACAGGAATCAAAGGCAATATTATTGAGAAGCATCTCAACTTGTCTAAAGCACTTGATGCAGTTTCTGATGTTAATGCACCAGATAAAATTTACTATAAAGAGTATATTGCAGATAAATCAGCAAATATTTACGCTGGTAGAAGTCCTGCTTCGGCAGCTGATGCTTTCCACGGAACCACTCCTAGAGCACTTGGATTCTCAACTCAGTTTACTCAAGTAACAACTGCTGGTGGACTTTGGGGTATCAATGCTCAAGGTGTCAACTTCAACGGAATTGGAAACATAACTTACACTCTTGAGGGTGGAGAAGATTATGCAGCAGGTGTTCCTCCTCTCGGAGAGTATACCTCTGGAGGCATGGTTGCTACC